TTTAGTGTCTGTGTCATTTGTTAATTCCTCGTAATGACCAATTTCGATTTTACGAGGACGCAATTCTTCTGGGACAACGTATTTCAGTTCTACTGACAATACCCCGTCTTGAAGATCCGCTCCGTTTACATGAACGTGTTCGGACAGCCGAAAAGTGCGTTTGAACTTCTTAGTGGAAATACCACGGTGAATGTACTCGCGACCTTTACTTTGATGTTCACCTGTTACTACTAGTGTACGATCTTTTACTTCAATGTTTAGTTCATCTCGAGAGAAACCAGCCACAGCTAATTCGATAAGATAATCAGTATCACCTGTTCTAATAATGTTATGAGGTGGATAATGATCATTAGCATGACGAGCAACGTGCTCTAATTCGTTAAATAGGTGATCAAAACCTACGAATGATGAACGGGGGAATAGTGTGTTTAAGCCTGTCATTGAATTCTCCTTTATTACAAGCAAGAAAGAATGTGAGCCGGACCACCCGCACTCACAACTTTATTTATATTATATAATGCTTAATTTGTAAAGTGCAACTATTTTTTTCTACCAATATTATATTTGGTAACCAAGTTCCACTCGTCTTTATCTTTAAACGGTAATACTTTAATTTGACTTAAAGGCGATACTGGTTCTTCTGTTTTATTTGAATCTACAAGCTTAACCAAACCCCACTCAGCAATAAGATTAGCAATAGTATTACGTCTAGATATATCAGCTTCAGCAAAGTTCGTAGGTTTGCCGTCAAGTGCAAACAACTCTTTAAAGTGTACAATATAGTATTTACCTTGTTTATGAAGAATGTGACACGACTGATAAAGAGTCATATCTTTACGAGAAGCAATACCAATACGTGTTAAGGTCTCTCTTACTTTAAGAAAGTCATCTTCATTGTTTAGCTCAACTTCTACCATTGAGTTAATATCAACTGCCATTTAATCCACCTTCAAATCTTTTTTTCTTTATTGTTATAATTTGATCATTATTAAGTAGAGGTAGAACTTGTTTAGCTTTTTCATAGCTATAACCATAATGTTGCATTACAAGTTCAAGATTCTCATCATCTTGCTTTTTAGCCCATTTACTAAATCGCTTCTTACTTCGAATAATATTTATAAGAAAGTCAAATTGGAGCTTTTTATCAAGTTGATGGTGGATATTCATCTCGTTTGCGACACGTACAGTATCTGCAAACTGAGAGAAGGCTTTATTTACAAGGTAAGAAGGATATAATTTTTCTGCAAGCTCTGAATTATTAGAATTTTTAATTATATTTTTCTTACCATAATTAATATCATTTACATAATCAAAAGGATTCATATTTATACCCAATTAGGACCATTAATCCATCCTACAATAGATTCTCTTGTGCCAGATGTAACTGGTTTAACACGATGTACTAAAAAAGATGGAAAAAAAACTATACTATTTCTTTTCAAAGGCATAGTATTTTCTTCTGTAGTGTATTCAAATTCACCACCCGTAAAGTCTTTTTCTGGTTCACGGAGTAAAAGTGAAAATGAAAGTTTTCTAATATTATTGCAATATGTCCTAGTACTACTTGCATCAACATGCCAGTTATAAAAGCCTTTATCTTCTGCCCTATATGTACCAAATTGAAGAGGTTCAATGCCGGTTAAATTAAAATTAAAGTTAGATATATTTGCATCATTAATTATACTAGTTATTTTTTCATAAAACCATGTCAAATGTTCATCTCTAAAATCTAGAAAGACTACTTTAGATGAGCGAATCTTATTATTTATTTCATACTTATCTTTATCTTTAACAGATGTAGTAGCATCACGCTGATATTGTTTATAGTAATTTAATCTATTTTCTAATATATTTAATTCTTTTTCTGTAAAAACGTTGTAATACATCCACAACGGAGAATTACGATATTCTCTTCCCTGTAAAGGCCAAGCATTATTATCGATTTGTATAAAATTATATGTTTGTGTCAAATTCACACCCTGCCATTATTTCTGTCATACAAGCTACTAAATTAATTTCTTGATCAGCTACAAATGCAGCTTTATACTGATAATCAGCAAGAATCAATACTAGTTGCGCGATAGAATGTGGTTTCATTTTTTCATTAGCTATATCATAAAGCTTACGTAACGTAGTAGCTGTATCAATATCACTATTTTGAGCTACCCATTTACGCATTTCATTAAATGATTTAGCTTTTAGATAACCTAGTAACTCTTCGATAGATGAATCACTAGTAGTAGCTAATATACCAGTATCAATTTTACCTATAACACTATAACGTTGAAGCTCGTTTATTACTCTACGAAAGTCAGGAAAATGATTTTTAACTACTTCGGCTAATACTCTTTTATCATATTCTATCTTTTCAATATTAAGAATATCTTTACAGCGGGAGAAGAAATCAGCAGCCATTTGCTGCATTTCAGTTTTAGGAATATTAAACTCTACTACTGAACAGCGAGAGTGCAGAGGTTCAATAATACGATTTTTAAAATTACAAGTGAGAATAAATCCACAGTTCTTACTAAACTCTTCCATAAAGTTACGAAGAGCAGGTTGAGTAGATTGAGGGTTAAGATAGTCTGCTTCGTCAAGAATAACATACTTGCGATTACTTGTAAATGACATCGTAGAAGCAAAGTCTTTAATTTCGTTACGCAACGTATCGATATTACCATTCATACTACCATTGATAACAATATAATCAGCTCCAATCTCTTCTAACATAGCTTTAGCTACTGTAGTTTTACCTACACCTGGTCCACCAGCTAGAAGAAGATTAGGAATGTTATCTTGATTTACAAACTCTTGAAATGTCTGCTTTAAGGTATCCGGTAAAATACAATCAACAATAGATTTCGGACGGTATTTTTCCACCCATAGAAACTCTTCCATAATATAGACCTCACATTAACCTTCGTATGATGACGAAGCTTCATTTACAATAGTATAATTTAGATTACCGTCAGTTGATTTAAACTGAGAGATACCTTTACTACTAATAGTAACATCATATGAACCTAAAAGCAACTTAAGATTTTCTACTTTAAATACCATAGAAAATACTTTATCAGTTACACCAACTTTATAATGAAAGGAGTTAGAAGAAGAGTTTTTAGTATTCATCGCACGGAATGAAATCTCTTCACCATCACCTTTTACTACTACTTCAGGTAGTTGAAGTACATTAGCAGCTTGTTGTACGCGTTTAAGTACACTATCACTAATAGTAAAACTGATTGGGGCATCAGGTAGTTCTAATTGCTTTTCTGGAGGAACAACAATCATAGATTTATCTGCATAGAAGTAATCACTCTGTGCTTTATCTTCACTACTGATGGTTAAATATGATGTATCAAAGTCTAGATCTGGTTCCTCGAAGAGACTAAGCACTCCGAGAAACTGATTAAGATCATAGATACCAAACTCGCGAGGAAACATCTCTTGTACTTCAGCTTCAGCCATAATAGTTTTCATAGGCGAGATAGTACGAATCTTATTACCTTGAGTAAAGTAGATAGATTGATTAATAGAAGAGAAGTTCTTCAGTACCTGAAAGGTTTTTGCAGTTAATTTCATAATATAATATTCTCACTTACTTTACTTTAAAGTCATTACCGACAGTAGCTGATGCACCAATCTGAGCTAGATCAACTAAGCTACCACCAAACATATAAGAGCCCATATGAGTTAATCTCATCCATGGACACATCCACACCTTAACACCTGCTTTACGAGACCATTGACAGAACATATAATCTTCTGATAGATAACGTTTAGAATCAGGATCAATAACACAGTCGAAGTAAGCCATAATCTCACGACTTCCATCGAAGTTTTTAGTACGAACATGATCAGGTTTATAATGAAACTCTGGATAAGCTTTCTTATATTTCTCGAATGCACTCTTAGTAATACACATGAAACCTGTACCACCTTCAAGTACTTCTACAGGAGTATCCAGTCTAATTTGATTACCTGCTTCACCAACTGGGTTAAACACGTAATCACCTACATAACGTTCTAGCACATTAGGATTTTCATCTGCGTGACCTTTATCTACAGCTCGTTTAATTTTTTCCCAAGAAATAGCTTTCTTAGGATATGGACCACATACAATCTCACGATCTTCTTTTTCATCAGCTAGCGCTACAAGAGCTAAGACATCCATAGGATCAAAACCAATATCACTATCAATAAACATTAGATGTGTATGGTCCGATCTCATAAACTCATCTACAAGATAGTTACGAGCTCGTGTAATTAAAGATTCATTAAATAAGTAAAAGAAATCAATTTGTACGCCATGGTTAGCACACACCTTAACTAAATCAGTACAAGACTTTGTATAGATACCAGCACATTGCCCACCATACATTGGTGTAGCGACCATGATCTTACGTTTACGAAGTTCTTCTGTAGAGATTTTCACTTCAACTTGAGCCATTATTAATCCTCATTATCTAATTTACAATCAGTAAAATTAGCAGTATACCAATTAGACTGTGCTTCAGGTGATCGGTCTTTCTGCCATTTCTTTGTCTCAGGATCATAAGCACCAACACGAGAACTAATTTCTTTAATTACCTCGTTCATTACTTTATCACCGTTATATCCATACTTAGCCATCTCACCATAAGCAAATACAATAATATCTGCCATTGCATCAATACGACCATTATCATCTTTCGATTCTAGAAACTCACCAAGCTCTTCTACAATCATCGATACAAAACCATTGCGATCTGGTTCTTGTTGAGTGATCAGACGTTCGTCCGACCACTCTTTAATACGCTCAAAATTTGTGCTCATAAAGCCTCCGTTAAGCACCAGTTCCTACATCTACACGCTTACGAAGCCATGCTAGTAGTACACCATAAACAGGCAAGAACAATACAAATGAAGTAATAATCTTAAATACAACATCTACAGAAGCAATTTCAAGCCAATGTACACTCATAAACGGATCATCACTATATGCAAAGGCTGCCCAGAAGAATGCATACGTATCTAGAATATTAGCGAAGACAGTAGAAATAGCAGGTGCTACCCACCACACTTCTGTCATCTTTTCGCGAATACGTTGGAAGATAGATACATCCAATAGTTGGCCTAACAAATAAGCAAATGCACTAGCAAAACCAATCATAGGAGTTGCAATGTAAGAGCTGATAATAATTGCTGGAATAAACGCAATTGCTACAACGCCACGTGCATTATATTTGTTAGATAATCGTACTGTTAAGTCAGTTGCAACTACAATAAATGGAAAAGTAAACATACCCCAGGTAAATTGTAGATCAGTAAATGGTAGAGTACCACCAAACTGAACTGCCCAGTTGGACAAACCAATAATGAAAAGATGTAGAAGGACAAGTTTCCACATCAGAGACTTATCCATTCTACTAAAGTCAAACATTTGTTTCAGCATTTATTTCCCTTTCATGCTGCGTTACTTTGATACTCCTTGAGTACCTGTTCAGCATGTACTCGAGCTGTATCATAATTAACCGGTCCAGTCTCATCAGCATAAGCTACAGGGTCTGGCCGTCCTAGTTTAATGAACGCTTCAATACGTTCAACAGAAGAGGAACTCTTATAATCAGAGAACCATACACCGTCAATTTGTAACGGCTTATATGAGGTGTTTGTACGGGCATAAACATCGTTAAAGTCTAGACCTAGCTGATCGCAAAGTACTTCACCATCTTTTAAAATATCAAACTTATCACCTTCTAGATAAGGTGTAAAGTAAGTTACTTTATCAGCATCCCAGTTACCGACACGGAACGCTTCATCATCAGCATCACGGAACTCTTGACGACAATCAGGATAGATTGCATGATCTCCAGCATGGATGCCTAATGCAATAGCAGTCTCTTCATCAGTATTTTTTACTACAGAAAGAGCAACAGCTTGCACTAATGAAGCAAAGATCTTGTTACGGTTAGGTACAACAGTTTGCTTCATATTATCTTCGGCATAATGTCCTTCTGGGACATCATCACCTCCACTTACTAAAGCTGATGATAACAGCTCAGTAATACCATCAAGCTTGATGACTTGATATCTAATATTATGGCCTCTTTCAGCCAAATAGTCAACTAATTGTTGTGCGCGTTCTAGTTCACATACATGTTTTTGACCATAATTCATAGAAAGAGCAGTAACATTTTCTGCACCGACCTCCGCAATAGAGCGAAGAAGTAAAGTAGAGGAATCCATACCTCCGGAAAGAGAGACAACAATA